CAATATTAGGAATTCGTAAGAAAATGAATGATAATAAAGTTCCTTTTGCAGGTAGAAATCTTGTATTAGATACCGCCGCTGATGCTAAACTTTTGGAACTTGATACTTTTGTTGAAGCAGATAAATCAGGTAACACTGATGGATTAATGGAAGCTAGATTAGGTAGAAAATTTGGTTTTGATATTTATACGGATCAAAATATCAAAACTCATACTGCTGGTGCTGGTACTGTCTTAATTGATTTGGTAGCAGGTTATGATGTTGGTGCTACTCAAATCCATGTTGATGGTGTTACCACTGTATTAAAAGTTGGCGATTTACTTACTATCGGTGGCAACGATTATATTGTTACAGTTGCAGGTGCATTATCTACTGCTGATCAAGATATTACTATTTACCCTGCGTTAAAAACTGCTGTAGCAAATGATGATGCTGTAACTTTAACTGCTAGTCATGCAAGCAATATTGCCTTCCACAAAAATGCTTTTGCTATGGTAAGTGTGCCTTTAGAATTACCGATGGGTACTGATAAAGCCGCTATTGTGAATTATAACGGTTTAGCTTTGAGAGTAGTATATGGTTACAATTTGACTAATAAAGTTGATACTGTATCTATAGACATGCTTTGTGGTTTTAAAACACTAACCCCGGAACTTGCTTGTGTTCTACTTGGTTAATTGATTTATAGGAGATAGTATAATAACTATCTCCTATTTTACGTAAAGGAGTGATTATATGTCTGGAATTTATGATATTTTTAATAATATCTATAATACAGCAAAAAATTGTATAAATATTCAAGTAAATAATACGACTGATGAAGCAATACCTATCCAACTAACTGGTAGTTTACCTTCGTTAAGTGTAGGTTCGGCAATAGTCGGCAAGGTCGGTATAGACCAAACAACTCCAGGAGTAACAAACAGTATATCTGTAGCAACAAAAAAACTTGCAGTTGCGTACAGTAACGTGAGTCAAGTTTTAAATGTTGCTACCTCTGGTGGTTCTGCTACAATTTCTATTACGCCTCCAGTTGGAGAATTATGGAGAATTAAGGGACTTAGGTTTAGTTTCCCCACACCAACAGGTTCAGCATCAGGAACGCACGAAGCGTATGTGATGGCCGGTACAGATAATAGTCATGCTGTATTATACATGACCGCAGCGTACAATGTTGCCATTGGTATTGTTAGAAATGTTTCTATTGGAGGTACTTGCACTCCAAGCACTGAGGCTACACAACAAACAGCAGTGCTAAATACAGTTATTACAAACGCTTCCCCATTGTCTATTGTTTATAGAAACTACACAAACGCTATTCAAACGGCAACAGTAGTTTTTTATGTTACTAGGGAGGTGGAATATATTGTCTAGTATTCTGCCAGTAATTGGTGATACGTTTGAAGTGACAAATGGTGGCGATGTACACATTTTAGTAGTTACAGATATTCAGCACACAGAAAACATCGACATCTATGGTACAAGTTGTACAGTAGTAACAAGCGAACCAGTAACGGACTAACGAAAATGCGTTAGTTAGAATATATTAAAATTGAATATTGTATAAATAACTGAATATTTATCCTTAAAAATAAATAAAAATAAGACCTCTTATTTTTTAGAGGTCTTATCTGCTTCTAATGCAATGCTTACTAATTCTCTTATTGCTTCATTTCTATTTTTCAGTTTTTGCTTATGCCAATATTTTTCTATATCTTCAAGCATATCATTAGGGAATGTTACTAATATTTGAACATTCTTTTCTTTATCGACAGCCATAAAAAATCACCTCCTAAAAGTATTATAAGTTATATAACCTATATTGACAAGTGCCATTAATAGTAGTATATTATGGTTATATAAGTTATATAACTAGGAGGATGAAATATGTTGTTATCTGAAGCCTTTAGATTTTATGAAAAAGATAAGAAACTACTAAATTATTCCATACATACTTTAAAAGCATATTCTTTACAGGTTAAATTATTGATTAAGCATTTAGGTGATATTGAAATATCAGAGATAACCTATGTTCAACTAAAAGAATATTTAATTCAACAAGAGCATTTAAAAACCTGCAAGTCTGGGACACAGAATTCGTTTTGTACGTTCATTTTTTAGATATTTGCATGAGGAAGATTTTATAGATAAAAATATTTCTTCTAAACTTAAAGAGCCAAAAGAAGGTACAAGAATACCAAAATTTCTAAGCATTGAAGAAGTAGAATTGATTCGTGATTCATGCAAAACATTATTAGAGAAATCTTTAATAGAATTTTTCTATTCCACAGGCTGTAGAATTGGTGAAGTTTTTGGATGCAATGTCTCAGATATTAATTGGCAAGATAGAAGTGTCAGAGTAATCGGAAAAGGTGATAAAGAAAGGGAAGTGTTTTTTACTGAAAAATGCAGAATATGGTTAAAAAAATATATTGATAGTAGAAAAGATAGTTGTGAAGCATTGTTTGTTACTGAAAGGAAACCGATCAGAAGAATGAGTATTGCTAGAATTAGGGAAGTTGTAAAGGGTATTGCTAAAAATTCTGAGGTAGAAACTAATGTATTTCCCCATCGTTGGAGACATACAACAGCAACAACAATGTTAGAAAATGGTGCTTCATTAGATGTTATAATGAAAACTTTAGGGCATGTACGGCCATCGACAACAATGATATACGCTCATTCTTCAAGAGAACGTAGGAAACAAGAATACAATAAATATATGAGGTAGAGGTGGTGGTGATTTATGACAGTATTAATTACAGTTAACGAAAATAGTTATATTTCTATTGATGATGCTGATTTATATTTTAACGATAGGCTTTATTCAGACATTTGGACTTCTGCAAGCACAGATAATAAAGCTAGAGCATTAATTATGGCATGTAAGAATATTGAAAAGCAGTTTTTCAAAGGACAGAAGAAAATTATAGATCAAACATTATCTTTTCCAAGATGCTTTCCAAGAAATTCATTTCATATTAATAAGAAACTATATAATCACATTAATTATAATATTATAGATAAATCATCTATGATATGGTATTGTGAAGAAGAAGTATCTAGTATCGTTAAAGAAGCACAATGTGAAGAAGCAATTGCTATTCTTTCAAGAGGAAATTCAAATAGAAGAAAATTAATTGCAGAAGGAGTTGTAAATTATTCTTTAAATAGTATATCTGAAACTTTTTCAGGTAATGCAGGAAAAGGTTTACTATCATTAGAATCAAAAGAATTATTGAAACCAATATTGGCAGGATGTGTACCAATATGTTAAGAGAATATTTAAATCAAATTACTACACTCAAAACTGTTGTTGGAAAAGATAAATATAATAAACCAACAACTACTGAAAAAACAATTAATATTCGTTGGGAAAATAAACGTAGATTAATTAGAAATTCACAAGGAAAAGAAGTAGTATCTGAAGCAATTATATTTACTCAGGAACAAGTTAAACCAGAGGATATTTTAGTCTGGCAGAATAGAAGTTGGGAAATTATTGGTGTATCAGATATTGTTGATATTGATGGGAATATTCAATTTTATGAGGTATCGGTATAATGAGATTGACATGGAGAGGAAATCAAGTAACTAATGCTGTAAAACAAGCTATATTACAAGGTTTGCGTGATGGTGCAGAACATATTTTAACTGAAAGTATAGATGAATGTCCTATTGAATCTGGAACACTAAGAAGAAGTGGGAAAGTAACAGAAATTGATGAAAAATTAATTATATCTTATGATACTCCATATGCAACTAAACAGCATGAAGATATGAGTTTGCAACATATAGACGGTAAAGCTAAATTTTTAGAAGATCCGTTCAATAGAAATCAACAAAGAGTTTTAGATTTAATAAGGAATAGAATTAGAAATTTATAATATTTGAGGTGGTGAAAATACTTTTAGAAGAAATAGGTGATTATTTAGCAACCAACAATATTGGTATTGTAGGACAAAATATATTTATTGGTGATATTCCTACTTCTCCAGATGATTGTATTTGTTTATATGAATACGCAGGCAATGCTCCTGAATTTGCATATGGAGTTAATATAGATAAGCCAGGACTTCAAGTAAGAGTTAGGAATTTATCTTATTTTAAATGTAGACAGAAAATACAAGATATACAAAATATTTTACATGGAAAAAGAAATATAATTTTAAATGGCACACATTATACTAGTATTCATGCTGTACAAGGAGTAACACCACTTGGGAAAGATGAAAACAATAGAATTGAATTTGTGCAAAATTTCAAAATAATTAAAAAGAGAGGATGATTTATTTATGTCAGTAAAAGGCGTTGATATTCTGATCTTAGCCAATACTGGAACAGATGCAGTACCAGTATGGACTAGTGTAGGTGGACAAAGAGGTGCAAGTTTAGAAGAAACTAATGAAACTATTGATGTAACATCAAAAACTTCTAATGGTGCATATGAATACGAATACGGACTTTCTGGATGGAAAATTTCTTGTGATGGTGTTTATGTACCAGATGATACTGCTTATATAGCTTTACAAACTGCAATGCGTACTAAAGCAAAAATAAAAGTAAGAATTTCAGAAGAAGATACAGAAGTTTCAGAAGGAACTGCATTGGTAATTTCCAGAAGTATTGATGGGCCGTATGTCGGAGAAGCCACATATTCAATGGAATTACAAGGAACAGGTGTTTTAGATACTAGTCTTACATAAAAAATATTTAGGAGGAATTATATATGAGTAAACCGTTTGTAGTTATTAATTTGGATAAACCAAGAACAATTAAATTTACAACTAATTCATTAGCAAATTTAGAGGAGTTATTAAATTCCTCTATGTTTGTTTTTTTACAAAAATTTGAAAGTGGAAATATGGGAATTAAAGAAATAAGATTAATGCTTTGGGCAGGACTTCAACATGAAGAAAAACTATCTATAGAAGATATTGGTAATATCATGGATGAAGGTGATTTTACAGAAATTTGTAAGAAGATAGGAGAGGGAATTACAAACGCTTTCAATAACTCTTCAAAAAAGTTACAAAATCAGATGGTAAACAATGGGACTGGGGAGAAGCACAGCGAACAGCAATAAAAATAGGATTAAAACTATCTGATTTTTGGGAATTAACTCCATATGAATTTAATATACATGTTGATATGTATTTGGAGAATAAAAAAGAAGAAATACAGCAAAATGCATGGTTAGCATACCATATTGCATTATTGCAAAGAATGAAAAAACTACCTTCATTTGATAAATTCATAAACAATAAAGAAAAAGTAAGTGTTGAGCAAGCAAAACAAGATTATTTAGAATTGAAAAATATTTTTGAAAATAAGTAAATTAAATATTGTAACTATTTAAATAATATAGTATAATTATATAATTACAATATATAGAAAAAGGGGTAAGATTATATGAATTATTATGAGAATTGCCCACAATGTGATTCAAAAAGAGTAACAAAAATGAGTAAGTCTTTATATTTTTTGATTGGTCTTGGAAGTATAGGTGTTTGCGGATTATTAGGAATTTTATTTCCTCCAATCTGGTTAGGTGTTTTATTAGGAATCGGATTGATGTGTATTTCACCATTTTTGCCACCAATGCTTCAATGTCAAGACTGTAAGAAAACTTGGAAGTATGTTAAAAATAAAAATACTAATGTTAATATTGAATCTCCTGCTAAATAGTGGGAGATTTTTTTTATTAACTTCTGAGAGAGGAGGTTAATATATGAATGTAGGTTCTTTATTTGCAGAATTAGGATTAGATATGTCAGCTTTTTCTGCTAGTTTATCACAAGCACAAGCACAATTAAACTCTGTCGGAAACAAAATGAAAGACATTGGACAAAAAATGTCTTTAGCTATATCTGCTCCAATTTTAGCTTTGGGTGGAGCTATGGTTAAATCAGCTATAGATATTCAAGCTTCACAAGGGAAAATACAGGCATCATTAGGTGTTACAGAAGAAGAAGCAAAAAAACTAAGTGGTACAGCACAAGAAGTATGGAAAAACGGATTTGGTGAAAGTTTAGAAGAAGTAAATCAGAATTTAATTATAACTAAACAAAATATTCAAGGTATTAATGATACTGATTTACAAAAAGTAACTCAGGGTGCTATGACAATATCAGAGTTATTCGGTGAAGATATTAATGCTACTACTGCTGCAGCTTCTGTTATGATGAAAAATTTTGGTATTGAAGGACAAGAAGCATTAGATTTAATTACAATTGGTTTTCAAAAGGGTGGAAATTATTCTGGTGAATTAATGGATACATTAAGAGAATACGCTCCACAATTTGCTAGTATGGGATTTTCAGCACAATCAGCTATGGAATTACTTATTTCTGGTGCTAATGCTGGTGCTTTTAATTTAGACAAAGTTGGAGATTCTGTAAAAGAATTTAATTTAAGGGCACAAGATGGAAGTAAAGGTACTATAGAAGCATTTACAGCTATTGGTCTTAATGCTGAACAAATGGGAGCAGATATTGCAGGTGGTGGTGAAAAAGCACAATCAGCATTTATGGCTACTATTGCTTCACTTTCTGCTATGAAAGACCCTATGGAACAAAATGCCGCTGGTGTGGCATTATTCGGCACTCAATGGGAAGATGTTCGTTCAAAAGTTATTACTGCTATGGCAGAAGGACAAGGAAGTTTAGAAGGTTTTAAAGGTGCTACAGATGAAGCAACTCAGGCTATGCAAAACAACAATCCAGGTTTAGCTTTGCAAAAAGCAATGAGAGAAATGCAAGTAGCTATAGCACCAGCTTTAATGCCATTAGTTGATATGTTTAATAATAATGTTGTCCCTGCTGTGAAAAGTGTTGCTGATTGGTTCGGAAAATTATCACCAGAAGGACAAAAAATTGCTGTTGCTGTAGCAGGTATTGTTGCTGCAATTGGGCCTTTATTGGTAATTTTTGGAACGATGGCTTCTGCTATATCAGCCTTAATACCTTTGTTTACCGCTGTAGGGACTGCTATAGGTGCAATATCTTTACCTGTTGTTGCTGTTGTTGCGGTAATCGGAACATTAATTGCTGCTGGAATTGCATTATATAAAAACTGGGACGAAATAAAAAATTATGCTAAAGAATTAGTTGATTCAATCATAAAATCTTGGGAAAATGTAAAGAATTCTACTATTGCCATATGGGAAAGTATTAAAACATTTATTACAGATGCTTTTAAATGGCTTTACGATCATAATCATTATTTCCATGATTTAGTTGATTCAATATCAGAAGCCTGGAATAATGCAAAAAATATTACTACAGAAGTTTGGACAGCTATTTCAAGTTGGTTATCAGGATTATGGACAAACATTAAAAGTGAAGTGTCAAATTCTTGGAATTCAATATACACTACTATCTCAGGTATATGGAATAAAATCAAAGAAGGGTTTAATCAGCTTGTTCAATCAGCTTTCAATTGGGGTAAAAATTTAATGAATGAATTCATTGACGGATTTAAGTCTATGTTTTCAAGTTTAACTAAAACATTAGGAGATGCCGCTGATTCTGTCGCTGATTTTCTTGGTTTTCATTCACCTACTAAAAAAGGTGCAGGGAAAGATGCTGATAAATGGGCACCAAATTTTGTAAATATGTTTGCAGATGGAATTACAGCAAATATACCAAAACTTCAAAATGTATCATCAAATATGGCAGATGTAATTAATCCTTCTTATGCTGGAACAAATAATTATTCAACTACTGGAAATGTGTTTAATATTAATATCACTGGTAGCAATGGAGAAGAAATTTGGGAACATTTAGAAAGAAAATTAGGTCGTCTTGGGGTGGTAGTATAGATGACGAATATATATATTAGCGGAGAAAATGTTACATCTAATGTTAAATACGATGGATTTAATATAGAACAAGTTCTTGGTTCAGCACAAGATGCTTGTTCTATTACTTTTATTTCTGGTGATAAACCAATTGAAGGACAAGAAATTATTATAGAAAATGGAATAGATAGAATTTTTGCTGGAATTATAACTAATCCGAAAGAAAATGAGAAAAGTAACAATATTGTTTTTTACAATATAGAAGCTGTTGATTACACTTACCAATTAGACAAAAAATTAGTTGTAGAAGTTTATGAAAATACTTCTGCTTCTGATATTATTTTAGATATACTATCAAAATACTGTACTGATTTTACTAGTGTTGGAGTTATATTAGGTGCTCCAAATATTGAATATATCAAATTTGATTACATAAGACCTTCCGATGCATTTGAACAAATCTCAGAATATGTAGGTTGGAATTGGTATGTTGATTATTATAAAGATATTAAATTTTTCGAACATTATAATGCCTATGCACCTGTTACGATAGATTCTACTACTCCAATTAAGAAATTAGCACACAATTACAATATTCAAGGGTTAAGAAATAGAGTGTATGTTTTAGGTGGAAAATTTCTATCTGACTTTCAAACATTTGAATATATAGGAAATGGTGTTCAAAGAATTTGGGTATTAGGGCATGAACCATATTCACCTTCTGTCATGATTTCAGAAGTGCCTAAAACTATTGGTCTAGAAAATGTTGATGATGAAGCTGAATTTGATTATATGTACAATCAAAAAGAAAAATTCATTAGATGCTCAAATCAAACTTCAACACCTGTAAATGGAGCGACAGTATCATTTACATATAAATACCCAATGCCAGTAATCACAATGGTTGAAGATATTGCTTCACAACAAGCAGTAAGTTTGATACAAGGTGGAGATGGTGTATATGAACACAAAATTGTAGATGATAGTTTAATTACAATTGAAGCAGCCGAAGCAGCAGGTCAAGCCGATTTAGCACTTCACGCAAATCCAATTGTAAAAGGTAGTTTTGAAACTGAGTATATTAAAAAATCAGGTATAGACATTGATATATTAGAAGTTACACAATCTGATTTTAGCAATGGAACTTTAGTAAGACTTATTTCTACTACAGAGGGATTAAAACTTGAAGATGGGATTAGTGGGCAAAGAAGGATTACTTACGACATATCAGCAGTAAAAGAAGCAATAAATAGTAAGGTTAGTTGGGATGTCACAGTTTCGGAAGGTATTATCTTCAAAATTTACACAAATCTATCTCTTGATGGTGGATATACGTGGCAAGGTGATATACAGGTACAAAACGGTGATCCGGCTCCTGGTTTAGTTGATACTGATTTAAGCAATGCAAGACTTAGGATTACACAAGTATTTATAGGTTATACAGCAATACTACATAGATTTTCATTAAATATATTTACAAAATTTGAAACATGGAAACCAGGGCAATTATTAAACATAAGTCTTCCTGAACGTGGTATAGATGGGCAATATGTAATTCAAAAAGTAAATATATCTACCAATCAAGAAATTTTAACCTATAAAATTAATTATGGTGGTAGATTAAAGGGTATTCCAGATTTATTAAAAACATTGGTAAGTAATCAACAACAAAAGAAACTTCAAGACGTTGAATATCAAACGAAAATTGAAATTAGAGAAGAATATGTAGGTATTCTTGATGAATTAATTATAGCAACGAGAACAGACTCTTGGATTTGTGGCGATATTGATGCCATATGTGGAGAAATTGTATGTTTGGGAGGTGGATTATAATTTTGGAAGGAATGAAAGTTAAAGCTGAATGGTATTTTCAGTATGATGATAATGAAATAATCGGCCCAATTACCAATAATATGACTACAGAAGGATTGAATAAGTTTGCAGAAATTCTTACATATATTCCTTCTCCGTATATTATTATTGGTGATGCAACAGGTGAAATATTTAGAAAAGCTGTTGGTGCTGTAACGCAATCAGGAAGTATTTTAAGATTTAGGTCAACACTATCTCTTTCAGAAGGAAATGGTGATTTTACTTGGGCGAGTGTTTACTCTAATGGAACAGAAATATCTGAAAGTGGAGTTAAATTGAATCAACTAGACCAAATATTTTCAAAAAATAATAATCAAGTCTTAAATATTGAGTGTAAATTTACTTTAGCACAGCAGGAGGTGTAATTTATATGAGTTTATCAGCTTTTAAAAATGGTTTAACACCATTTAATGAAACAATAATGAATCAAATGTTAGCATTACAGCCTTTTTCATTAATTTATGAAGGTGCAGTATATGATAGCAAAACAGGTGCAGGAGTATTAGAAAATTCTATTGCAGATTATAATTATGCTATTAGATTTACAACTACTGGAACAACTTCGATAGGAAGAATTGAATTACAGTTAGATAAAGATAATAGTGGAGCAGATATTACAATTCAGATTAGAGATAATAATTTTAATCCAAATGGTAGTTCAGAAGGTAATGTTTTAAAAGAAATTTTAATACCAGCTGAATTTATCAATACTACTGCTTCTTATATTTCCATTCCAATTAATTTAACTGGTTTAACTTCAGGTGCATATTATTGGATTATTATAAAGAAAAATGGAGATTCAACAAATAAAAATGATATCGTATCAGAAACATCAATAGATAGTAGTTATCCTTGTTATAAAAGAATTTCTGATACTACAGGAGCATGGACAGAAGTAAATTCTTTGCATTTTTCAGTGTATGCAGGAATAGCAGGTAATCCTAAACATGAAATTTATGGAACAAATGGAATAACAACTATTGAATATACTAGTGGACAACCATCAAAAATATATTTTTATTTACCTCCAACGGATGGATCAGCAGGTGGAATTAGAAATACTTTAACATTGAATTATTCCAATGGAATTATTACGGGAGGTGTGTAAATATGTTTGGTGTAGTTGGGACAATGATTGGTTGGTTGAGTAATCAATTAGGATTAAAAACTGACGTAGCTAGTGCTACTGGTTCAGTTCATGCTAAAATTGGAGATTTAAAAAACAAGATTGGAAATAACACTGACACAAGAGCAAGCAATACCGTAATGGGTTCATTAAGTACAGGAATTAAATCGTGGCAAAATGTAGTTTTTACTCCTAGTAGTACAACAGGTAGTATTACAATAGCAAGTGTAAACCCTTCAAAATGTATGATTACATTTAATGGCGGTGGCAGTTATTATAGCACTAGTGATGGTGGAATGCATCATATATCTCCTTGGTTAATAGGAATAACTGCAACAACTGTTAGTTATGGTATGCCATCTAAAGGTAGTTATGGTGAGTATGGTGGGTCGTATTCCGTAACTGTTGTTGAATTTTATTAAAAAAAGAGGTGATATAAGTGTTTGTTGTTATAGATAATGAAGGTAAAGTGCAGCAAGTGAATGATATGAAGGGTGATTTAGATGTCGAAGAATTTAAACAGCGTATACAACAAGAAGGATTAACTGTGATTGAATCAGAGTTTGTGCCGGATATGAAAAGTATTTATAACTTTGAGACAAAGATTTTTGAGCCGGGGTAACTAGGTATACTTTTTGTATAGAGGTATACTTAAGTATACGTCAATAGAATCAATGATTAAATGTATACCTCCAATGGAGGTTTTTTATTTTGATACCAAAGGGGTGAGGTAGTATTGGAGCAAGAAGATATTATTAGTCAGTTATCAACTTTAAAAGCAGAGGTGAA